GCACATTCTCAATTATGTATGGCTTACCTGATGCGATTAAGGCAGCCCTAGTTTGTGGTATTAGATCAACCTTGCTGGTTGATTTACCTTGAGCGTTCCTCAAATGCTGAGTAATACTGTGGGTCTGACATGGTGGGCTTGCGTGAATTACATCAAATTGCTTGATGAACTCATCATTTTGCAATACATTTAACACATCAGCCCTCAAATAAGTAAATGGGTAGCGTTTGCCATGCTTCAAATCAACGCCATGCACCTCAAACCCAGCCTGAGCATAACCAACAGATGCGCCACCCACGCCACAGAATAGATCAAGCAATTTCATATTGACATCCATCCCTCATATTCAGCATCAGGATTATCTATTATCCATTGTGCACGCAATTGATTCTGATAAGTCCAGTTCATTTCGTGTTCTCCTTGATCATGAGAATCGCACATGTATGGCACTCCTTATCTGCAAACATCCAAGATCCGCATTTAGTGCAGCGCATGACAGGCTCTTGAGTGTCAGTTGATTCTGCTAGATTCTTTGTGCCTATGGCTTGACATTTAAGACATTGAAAGACCCTAAATCCTTCATGACTGTCATAACCATCAAGCCAGATAAACTCTGAATTGGCTGAGCAGAAATTACAACGGAATTTAACCATCTTTACTCGCCCAGCCAGTTCCTCTAAGTATGAATGGCACAGCTGTATAAACACGCCTCATTTCTGCACCACATACTTGACATTTAGGAGTTTTATGCTCCATTGGTAAATCCATTACAATAACGATTTCCTCGCCAGGACATTCGTAATCGTAATTAGGCATTATCTTGGATTCCATTCACAGGATAAGGAATTCGATTTATCGTGTGGCAGGAGTAGCATTGAAGCAGATCGCCCTGATGAAGTAATCTGTCGTCATTGCAAGTATCGCAAGTAATTCTTGATGGCTCGACTTTAACTCCTTCATCCGTAAAGGAAGCAGTTAGACCAGAGCCGTCAATGATTTCTAAATAACCCATTTATTCACCTCCTTCAAAATACCATTTGCCGTTAGCTGTAAGTTTTGCCCACTTGGCTTCACATTGTCTGGCTTTGCAAACATAACCATAATAAGGCTTACCACCTTTAGATATTCCTTCTTTAAGAATATGACCATGCTCGCAAGATGGAGGTTCATTAGGCGTTGATGATCCAATCTCAGCTACAACATCACCAACTGACCATGCAACTGGCTCAGCAGGTTTATCAGCTGCAAAACTATCTCTTAGGATTGTTTCGATCTGTGCTGATTTAGTGCCGGGCTTGCCATACATGTTTTGCCTACTATCTAACTTTTCCTTAAAAGTTGGATTGACTACTTTTCTCATTTCTTCTTTAGATGCTCTCTTGCCTTTAGCTGCAAAACCTGCATTTGCAAGTGCTCTACCGATCGCTGAAGTTTCGCAATTTTCCAGCGCAGAAGTAGCATTAACGCCACGATCCGTAATCGTTTCAAAAGCAAGCCCCGTCGCACAGGGTTTTGGGTCTGCCTCGGTTTTGAATAATTTACAAAATACAATGAATCGAGTGTTTGATGCCTCAATGAGTTCAGTTTCGATTCTGTTGTCTGGAAATTTTCCATGCCATTTCTCCAATCTCGTTTCAACTGTTTCATAGTCCTCTAAATTAAAAGCCATTATTCATCCCAACTGTCGTCTTTGACTGCATCGAGCACAGTTTTATAGACAGCACCATAGGCGATGAAGTCTTTGATACTGTCCTCATGATCTGGTGTTTCTGTAAGCCTAGAAACCTTGACCAATGCCATACATAATGCAGCTTGGTGTGGTGTGATAGGGAAATCGAGATAGGCAGACCATAAGCCTGCAATTCGTTTGTGATTGTAGAATGGATGACCATAGACACTTCCGCGCTGTTGCAGCGTAGTAATGACTTCATCAAATAAAGCCTCAGTTGTGCTTTTCATAATCAAACACTTCATCAGACTTTTGCTTTGTTTCAATCATTCGGCGGTGCATATCCCAGCCGTCTTTACGACCACGCCAATAGGCGGTGTCTTTAGCATTTCCTAATGATGAAAAATAAAACATTACTGCAAACATCGTTCCAAAGAATATCCATGCAGCTTCCAGATTGTTCATGTCGCTCCCTTACATATCCACAGACCATCTGTGAATACATAAAGTTTGACTTAAATCAAGTTATTTATCTACCTGAGTGTCGGCGTGTTCTATAACGATTAGATAACGCCAAGATCCTCAAATTCATCGATATGAGTATCAATCGTGCGAGGCTGATAGTCGGTTTCACGCCCCATAAGACCTTCCAAGAGCTGTAAATGAGCCATCCTTATTGATGGGAATCAGCGTAGGAGTCATGTTTTTGCCGTTCCATTCGAGGATAGCAATACCCATCTGCCAATTGGCTACAGTTCGCGTATAAGAGGCTTTTGCCTTATTCATAAGGTTTCCTACCTCAATGCCATATAAAGGTCTGTAATGACCTCCTATGCCCTCAGAATAGGCACTCATGCCCAAGCGATGCGTATGCCCAATAACGCAACTTTTGCCCGTTTTTCGGGCTAAATTCAACGCAGTCATTCCGGCATTAGGATTTGAATTGCCTTCATCGCCATGAGCCAAGATCCAGCCTTTTTCAAACTCATAAAAGGATTTATGGAAAGTTATACCAAGTGAATCGAAATCCATGAATTTTGCGTATTGCAGTTCTGGCAGGCTAAGTAAGCCCGGCACTTTTAAAAGTGTGTTGTAAAGCCGATCTGTGTGATTTGATCTAACAATATGGGCTTCCTTGGCATTTTCAGTTAATGCCCAAAGAATGTCTTGAGTTGCCTTGCGGTCAGCATCAAGGGTTTGCTGATAAGCCAAAGGTGTTTTCTCAGCCCATCGAGAAATGGTTTGAAAGTCAATCTCATCGCCAACGCATAGAACGCTATCAAACTTTTCACGCCTTGCCAGCTTGATGACATTCTTAACAGCTGCTTCATGGTGATATGGGATTTGTAAATCTGAAATTACCAGATATCGCTTAATCTTCATCCTCATCTGGAGTAGGAATAGTTGGGATAATTCCAGTATCGCCCACAATCCAATCAGGCATTGACTCAGGATTATCCATTAGATAAAGCGCAACGGACTCATTAAAACCAGCCTTGCGTGCAGCTTTAAACATTTCATGTTTTGCAATGTAAAAAACCTCTAACTTAGTTAAAGGCTCAGGAGAACGGCGAACGATACGACGATTGATCTTTTTTCGTTTAGATGATTTTCGTGTGTTCGCCATAAATAAAATTATCGCTTACTGATTAAGACAAATAAGTCATCGACACGCTGTTCAAGTCTTGAGATTTGATCCTTCATTGATGAACCTGAGTTTGGCTTGAGTTCTGATAAATAAGACTTAATAACCCAGCGCAGACCCAGCAACAAACTGGTTGCGATCGCGGATACGCCAACGCCAAAGGCGACTAATTCGTTTGGGCTCATTTCGCATTGAGTCCGTAATCAGCTTCGCTCCCTGATTTTGGATCTAATGCCTTGGCTAATGGTGCAACTAATGCTCCAGCCAATACTGCTAATTCTGGTCGAATATCAGCCACAATTGCCAATGCGACTGTAATACCGGAAGCAGCCACAGCTCTTAAATATGACTTGATAGCAGCCTTATGTTTGTTTGATAGTTTCATGCTTTGCCTCCTAGTAGTGGTATGTCAAAGAAATCTGAATCGTTATCTTGATCTTTTTTGAAGCTGATATGAATATGATGATTATGTTGGTTAATGCCCTTGTATTTACGCCAACGCCATCCAAGCAAAGATGATGCAATCTTGCCCTGGTGTATTACATAACTGATGCGCCCGTTGGTTTTCCCGTATTGTCGAATTTGATCTGCCAAGTATGTTGAAAGCCCTTTGTCGTCAGAAAGCCGAGCGTCAATATCAATTGCTCGCACGCATCCATTTGCTGACCAATCTGGGTTGTGGTCGCTTGCATTTTTTCGTGCGCTATGTCTAGCATCACCAATCCACCCATCAGATTTACGCAAACGCTCTGGGAAGGAATCATCTACTTGCTCTCTAAATTGAACAGCAGCTTTAGATAACCAAGCCTTCATTAGCCAAGCAAAACTTTTAGTTCGTCAGCTGTTAAACCAAGACGATCAGCAATTACCTGACGAGCAGTTGATTTTGCTTCGGCTTCTGCTGTTAATTTTGCCAATTCTTTTGCTGCTGCTTCTCTTTCCTTTTTTTCAGCAACAGTTTCATCGCGCTCTGTAATTGTTTCCTCACCTGTTAAAGCATTAAACTCTTTTTCAACGATTTTCATTGTTCTCCTTATGCGGTTGTATAGACATAGATTGTGCCAGCATCAAAATTTCCGCTGCTTGAAGTTATGCTAACTGATGAAATTACAGCAGTATCATTGAATAATCCACCCATAACATATTGTCTTTGAGTATTACTTCCGCTTATGTTTGCGCCAGTCGCCATAGTAAACATTTTTACCCCTGCGGTATTGCAACCAGTTGCTAATAAATAACCATTTATGCGACCAGAAGCAGCAGCAGATTGCTGACCAAATTGGATTTTTGTAT